AGTTAACTACAAGTAACTTTGCCAGTGCTAAAGCTTTCTATGCCCAGATTAAAGATGCAGTTAATAATGCCATTGCAGATATTAATCAACAGAAGTTTGAATGGCCCTTTAATCATGTCACACAAGAAGATACATTAACTGCAGGCACTACTCGATATGGATATCCAGATGATGCCAAGACAGTTGACTTTGATTCATTTAGGATTAAAGAGAGTTCTACTTTAAATGTAGCTACTACTAAGTTGAGTATTGTAAGCTACGAAGATTATCTTGATAAGTATATTGATCAAGAGTATTCAAGTGATACATCAAAGCGTGATGTACCTAAATATGTATTTCGTTCTCCTGCATTAGAGTATGGGGTTGTACCCGCACCTGATCAGGCATATACATTGCTGTATGAATACTATCGTAATACAGTGTCACTGATTGATGCTCAGGATGTACCTTCAATACCAGAGATGTTTAGGAATGTAGTCAATGAAGGTACGATGTATTACTGCTATATGTTCAGAAGTAATGAGCAAGCTGCCACACTAGCAGATGCTAGGTTTAAGAGTGGTATTAAGAATATGACTACCTTACTGATTAATCGTTTTGATTATGTAAGGTCTACCATGATCCCTTCCAATAAGCATGTTATTGCTGGAGCTAGACTAGCAAATGGCTGATAAATGGCAGACATACCCCTTTGAATTTAAGGGTGGTTTAATCTCTAATTTATCTCCTTTGCAGCATGGTGTTATTGCACCTGGATCTGCAAGGGTACTACGCAACTTTGAACCTTCCATTGAAGGTGGGTATCGTAGAATCTTAGGCTACGATAAATATAGTTCAAGTAAAGTACCCTTATATGGACAACCTAAAGTACACGGAAGTGGACAGTCAGGTACGACATTAATACTTGGTAATATTTATACTGCTCCTGTAGCAGGTAATACATTTACAGTGAGTGGTGTAACTGGAACTTACACGATTGCAACTGCAGGTGTTAGTTACGACAGCACCAACAAGCGAGTTACTTTAACACTAACCACTAGCCTTGCAAGTAGTCCTGCTGATCAAGCTGCAGTGACATTTGTAACAGGTACAGGTGTCATATCAGGCTTAGCTTCTTGGAATAATAAAGCTATTGCAGTAAGAAATGATGAAGTGTTTTATTCTACAGGTACTTCATGGACTAAGGTTAATGTGCCTTCATATGGCACTGTCTTAGTTAATGGTGGATCACAGACAGGTACTTCACTTATTGTCGATGGACTTACTTATGCCCCACAAGCAGGTGATACATTTACCGTTGCAGGCATTGAAAAGATCTATACCGTAACTGCTAATGCTACAGTCACTTCAGGTGGAGCTACCTTAAGTATTAATCCTAGCTTAGCCAGTAGTCCAGCAGATAATGCAGCTATTACATTTTTAACTGCTTACAGACAAGCTTCAACGAAAGGTAGATTTGAAAAGTATTTAATTGAAACTACTGAGAAGGTTGTCTATGTGGATGGTGTCAATGCCCCATTCATATGGGATGGTACAACGTATCGATCATTGAATGACGCACCTTCAGATGTCATAGGTGCTAAGCATGTAGTTTTCTTTAAGAATCATCTGTTCTTTGCTAAAGGTGCATCTGTAGCTTTTACTGCTACCTACACAGACAATGATTTTTCAGCAGCTAATGGTTCAGGTGTTATATCGGTAGGTAGTAACATCACAGGCTTAATTGTATTCAGAGAGCAATTAATTATATTCAGTGAGCGTAGGATTAATCAGCTTATAGGTAACACATTAAGTGACTTTGTATTAAAACCTATCACTGAGAATATTGGCTGTGTAGATGTAGATACGATACAGGAAGTAGGTGGGGATATTGTATTCCTTGCACCTGATGGATTGAGGTTATTGAGTGCTACAGATCGTATAGGTGATACAGGTTTAGCTGTTGTATCTAAACCCATACAAAAAGAACTTACTAACTTTATTCAAGCTAATACTTCATTTTGCAGTATTGTCATTAAACAGAAATCACAGTACAGAATATTTGGGTATAACAATAGCACATCAACAGATGCAAGTATTGCCATACTAGGTACACAGCTTAGTGGGGAACAGACTTCAGCTATTGCATGGGCAGAGATACAGGGCATGAAGGCTTATGTAGCAGATGGGTTTTACACAGGCAGAGCAGAAGTTTTACTGTTTGCTGAAGATGATGGGTATGTCTATCGAATGGAATCAGGTAATAGCTTAGATGGTAGAAACATAGTCGCTGTGTTCTCTACACCCTTTGTACCTATTAATGATCCCAGGCTACGTAAGTCTTTCTACAAGATGTTTCTGTACACAGATCCAGTGGGTAGTGTAGCTGCAGATGTCAACTTAAAGTATGACTTTGATGATGAAGGCATCATACAGCCAGAGACTATTAATCTAACGAACATTACTCAGTCAGCTGCATTCTATGGTGCTTCTACATCTAAGTATGGCACTTCAACATATGGAGCAAAGATTAAGACTTCATATGAAACACAGTTAGTAGGTTCAGGCTTCACTGTTTCTGTTCAAGTAGTATCTAGTAGTACTAACCCACCGTTTGCACTTGATGCAATGACATTGGAATACGCTTCTCACGATAGACGTTAGACACTTAAGTATTTACATAGGAAGATATCATGGCAGGTTACACACGTAATGACACAGCAAATAATATTGCTACAGGCAACGTCATCAATGCATCAGATCTTGATGGTGAATTTGATGCACTTGTAGCAGCATTCCATGCATCAACTGGGCATGTCCACGATGGTACTGCTGCTAATGGTGCTCCAATTACTAAGGTAGGTCCAGCACAAGATCTTGTAGTGGGATCATCTACAGTGCTACCTAAGACTAACAATACTTTGGACTTAGGCTCATCAAGCTATAAGTTTAAAGATTTGTACATTGATGGTATTGCCTACATGGATCAGGCTAATATCACAGCTTCAGGTGCAGCTACTACCTATTCAGCTAAGCAGACATTTAATGGTGCTACAGGTGAATTAGCTACTGCAATTAAGAATATTGCTGAGCCTGCTACGGTATCAGCTACTGCAGCTACAGGTACAATTAATTTTGATGTAACTACACAATCTGTGTTATACTATACGAGTAATGCCTCAGCTAACTGGACACTTAATGTTAGGGGCAATAGCTCTACGTCATTGAATACATTGATGTCTACTGGTGATATATTAACAGTAACATTCTTAGTGACGCAAGGTTCTACTGCTTATTATAACTCAGCATTTCAAATTGATGGTTCTAGTGTCACACCTAAGTGGCAACAAGGAACTGCTCCATCTGCAGGCAATGCTTCTAGTATAGATGCTTATGTGTATAGCATCGTAAAGACTGCAAGTGCAACATTCACTGTATTTGCATCACAAACCAAGTTCGCTTAATACTATGCCTACATTATCAACTATAGGTGCTGCTTGTGCTAGAGCCTGGGGTTTTACCTCAGGTTTAGTCAAAGATCAGTATTTCAACCTTGTATCCTTGCTCCTCCCAGGCAACGGCACTAACGGCGCACAGAACAATACGTTCTTAGACTCTGGAACCGCTAACAGTGGTTCAGGATTCACCATCACCCGCAACGGCAACACAACGCAAGGCACGTTCAGCCCGTTCAGCCAGACTGGGTGGGGTGCTTACTTTGATGGGTCGAATGATTATGTGAGTATGCCAGACTCAACAGCCTTCACAATGGGAAGTGGGGATTTCACCATTGAAGCGTGGGTTTATAAAGCATCAACGGGTAGGCAAGAGATTGTCGCACAATCAGCTTCAAATGGTGCAAATACTTCAATAAGTTTTGCCTTGAAAATTAACGATTCCAATAAAGTACAAGGTGATATATTTTCAAGTTCAACACAATATGCAGTTACATCTTCCGCAGATATTGTTTTGAATCAATGGAACAACATTGCTTTTGTTAGAGACGGTAATACCTTACGTATATACATCAATGGATTTCAAGACGGAACAGCGTCTGTTACTGGCGTTACAGCCAACGATTCTTCAAATCAGGTCGCCATTGGCAGACTTGGTGAATACAACGGCTTTTATTGGAATGGATACATTTCAAACGTCCGTATCACAAAGGGAGGTTGTTTATACCCAAATGGAACAACATTCACACCGTCCACGACACCGCTAACCACTACCGTATCGGCTGGCACAGTTTCGTTACTTACCTGTCAAAGCAACCGCTTTATTGACAACGCAGCAACGCCAAACACGCTAACCCCAAACAACGGCGTAGCAATAGCCCCCTTCTCCCCCTTCGCCCCTACGCAGTCCTATTCAGCAGCAGCAGTGGGTGGTAGCGGGTATTTCGATGGGACGGGGGATTATTTAGACCTACCAAGCAATGCGAATCTTGCCACTTCCAGCTCAGACTTTACTCTTGAATGCTGGGTGTATCTGAACAGTACAGCAGGTTCTTATATATTTTCAGGTACAGGAGCAACAATTCAAATAAGTGGTGGAAGCATCATTACATACGATGGGTCAAACCACACCATCGGGACGCCCATTGCAAATCAATGGTGCCATATAGCTATTTGCCGTTCTGGATCAAC